GCACGGGAAACTACCCGTACAAGGCGCAGTACTTGGCAGGGTGAAGGTGATTATGGAGACGATACGTCTGCGGCAGAACAAGGCGGCGGAAGCAGTGGAAGTAGTGGAGGCGTAAGCAGAGATGGAGGCTCTGGAATGGGAGGACGAGGCGGGAGAACGTGGTGAGTCAGGTATTTTGTGACTGAATCACTTCCGCCCGTAGCACCCAACGCCCTCATCTACCACGGTGAGATAGGGATAACCGTTCTGGATAACTTCATAACAGAAGCCGAACGATTAGAGGTGTTGTCATTTTTCGATGGCATGGAAGATTCTACCGTTTGCACAGACGATGGAGACGGCGAACTCCATGATCAGCGCACCGGACAAAGGAAATGGGTTGAACATACTCAGTCCCGTCTTTTTTACGACTTATGTACGAGAATTTCTTTATTTATAGGATTCAAATTAAGTCACGCTGAAAAAGCACAACTCCTAAAGTATGAACTTACTGAGAAATATGATCCGCATTTCGATGCGTTTATAAAAGATTCTCCGCAATGGGAACACTATTCCAAAGGTGGGCAACGTATATATACCGCAATGGGGTATCTCAACGATGTTCCAGAAGATGGTGGCGGCGAGACAGCCTTTCCAGTTTTAGGCTTTAGCGTCCGCCCCCGCGCTAGGCGCTTACTTGTTTTCAGTAATGTGGGAGAAGACAAGTCAAAGCCGCATCCCGATTCTCTACATGGAGGGATGCCTTTAATTGAGGGGACAAAACAATGCTTCACAATCTGGTTTCGTGAGAAACCCCTTAATGAAACACAATGAATTTATTGAACGTGCCAAGGATTACCTTCCTACTGCCTCTCTTCAAGAGGCTGGCACTTTTTACAAAAATCTCCTTGAGAAAAATTACGACAAGGGATTAATAAAAGAATTAGCTAAAGTAGACCGCTGGTTTCTTCTTGTAGTTCTTCTCAACCGTAAGGATGCGGTTCATCCATGGTTATACGACCGATGCAGAGAAGTTGAGAAGTCTCCAGACGGTATGCTTGATTTATGGGCTAGGGGTCATTACAAGTCCACGCTGATTACTTATGCTGGAACAATTCAGGAGATATTGAAAAACCCCAATATCACCATTGGGATATTCAGTCATACCAGACCAATTGCGAAAGGCTTTCTCAAGCAGATTAAGCGTGAATTTGAAGTCAATGAATTTCTTAGAGATTTATACCCAGATGTTTGCTATAAAAATCCTAGACAGGATTCGCCGCAGTGGAGTGAAGACGCTGGGATCATTGTTCGACGCAAATCGAATCCCAAAGAAGCCACAGTTGAGGCTTGGGGACTTGTGGATGGTCAGCCAACTTCCCGGCACTACGATCTCAGAATATACGATGACGTTGTTACTAGAGATTCCGTCAACACCCCAGATCAGATATCAAAAACAACAGAGGCTTTAGACCTCAGTCAGAACCTTGCCGGTGGCCAGAGCCGAGAATGGTATATCGGAACACGTTACCACTACGCCGATACATACCGGGACTTAATAGAGCGTGGAACTAAAACCCGCATCTACCCCGCTACAGACTCAGGCACCCCAGATGGAAAGCCCATTTTATTTACAGAGGAAGAATGGGATAAAAAGAAAACTTCGATGGGCCAATATGTGCTGGCCTGTCAAATGCTCCAGAACCCGATAGCAGGTTCTGAGCAAGTATTTGATCCAGAGTGGATAAGACGATTCGAGATACGCCCAAGGGTGATGAATGTTTACATTCTGTGCGATCCAGCCCACTCAAAGAAACAAACTTCCGATAGAACAGCAATAGCTGTTATTGGAGTAGACCCTCAGTTTAATAAATACCTGATTGACGGTTTATGCCATAGGTTAAATCTGAAGGAAAGATGGCAAGCATTATCCAAAATTAGGGCTAAGTGGATTAAACAGCCCGGGACAATGACTGTAAAGGTTGGGTACGAAAGATACGGAAAGGATTCCGATATCGAGCATTTCAAAGAAATGATGCGTATCAGCAATAACTATTTTCCAATCGAGGAACTGGCTTGGCCAAGAGAAGGGCCGGGTTCTAAACGGGATCGCGTACAACGACTTCAGCCCGACTTTGAGAACTGGCGCTTCTTCTTGGCCCCCTCCTCAGATTTTATGACATCAAGGCAAAAGAAGGCTTTTGAGCAGGGTGATGCGTCGTTAATTACACGCCCTATAAAACAAAAAGATGAAAATGGAAGGATGTACGACGTTACCCAGAGAATGATTGATAACGAATACAACCTATTCCCTGCGGTTCATGTAGATATGTTGGATGCTATGTCCCGTATCTACGATATAGAAGCCGCCCCTCCTCAATTTCTTTTTTCTGACGATTTAGAACCAGAAGCATTACCTGCTTATTAAGGAATAAGAATGGACGAAATAATGGAAAACGAAGTAAACCCACACCAATTGGCGGTTATGTTTCTTTCTAACTTCATCAATGCTCCAGACGATGAATTGGACAAGATGGATATCACTTTCGCGTTAAGCGGATTAATAGCGAAGGTTGTTAGCGAAACAGTTGATATTGTTAATAAAGATAAGAGGGTTCTGCATTGAGTGATAAATTCAAAAAACCAAAAACACGCAACTACAGTTGGCGTGAGTTAGTGGAAAAATTGGCCGGGCCAGAAGAACCTGTCCCTGTTTACATATTTCCAGAGAGGAAATTTTTTCAAAACCCCCACCGCCCATACGGGCCAAAGAGATAATAATGTTTGAGAGGATAAAGGAAAAAGTGATGAAGAAGCCCATAATTTTTGGTGCTATCGCTGTGATTGTTGTTATTGCCATCTATGTTCAATTCTTTGGCGGTGGTGCCGCACCTGCCCTGTAATGAAGGTAATAATTGACGAAAGCCATCGTGGGATGATGCATGAAGCAACGATAACCTCTCTGGTCAAAAACGTTGCGGACTCTTTATACAAACATTATCCCGGCCATCTTTGGGCTGTTGGGCCGTCCAATGATTACTCAATGCTGGCTATCTGGAATGAAGACCTCTCAACAAGGTATGGGATGTGGATCAGGGTTAAGGATATTGATCCTGATTATAAGAACATACAGAAATGGGCTGGTGAATTGTTAGAAAGAGCGAGCGTGTCTAGAGGCCCAGCTAATCTAGAAGAACTGGAATCTTTAGATAGAGATATCCGTGGGGAAGTGAAATTCGATGATTAATGATGTCCCTATGAATGACGGGTTTTCTGACGAAAAATCTTCTTGGCTAACTCTAGCTAGGGAAGCATATGAATCGTCTACGATGTACCTGAATACCAACTACAGGCGGCAGTGGGATCGAAACCTTAAACTGTTTCAATCTGAACATCCTAGCGGTTCAAAATATGGAACGCCACAATATACCCACAGGTCTCGCCTGTTTAGGCCTAAAACGAGATCAGCTATACGGACTAATGAAGCCGCGGTAGCGGCGGCGTTTTTTGCAACAGAGGATGTTATGTCTGTGTATCCACAGAACGATTCTGATCCAGATCAGAGGGCGTCTGCGATTATATTGAAACACTTGCTTCAATATAGGCTCACGAAAACAATACCTTGGTTCCAAACCGTTATAGCGGCCTATCAGGAAGCAATGGTATTCGGGTCTGTAATTTCTCACCAGTTCTGGGATTACAAAGAGGAAATAGTAAAAAGCGAAAAGGACATTGTTGACGATTTACAAAATCCAGTTATCAATGAAGACGGAACTCCAGCAATAGATATTGAGGAAAATACAAGAGTCCTCAAGGATTGCCCAAGCGTCCGATTAGTGGCCTCAGAAAATTTTAGGATTGATCCAGCGGCAGATTGGAATGATCCCATTAACTCATCCCCATTCGTCATTGAAGTCATACCGATGTATGTTCAAGACGTGATGCAAAAAATGAAAGATGTGGACGCTAAGACTGGAGAGCCTAAGTGGAAAAAACTTTCTGAAGCCGAACTTCTTATGTCATCTAAGCGGTCAGAGTTTGACTCAACAAGAGCGGCTAGACAGGGTAAGCGCCAAGACCCGCTGGCAGATCGTCAGGAAAATATTAAGGAATACGACACTGTATTTGTTCATAAAAACATCGTAAGGAAAAAGGGCCGAGATTATATTTTTTATACCTGCGGCATTTACCATATGTTGTCTGACGTAAAGCCTCTCACTGAAGTTTATCCGCACCTCAGAGAAGGGGAACGTCCTTACGTTATGGGCGGTGCTAGTATTGAGGCTCACAGAATTTATCCAGCATCTCTTGTTGAGATGACACAGGATTTACAGACAGCCGCCAATGATATTGCCAACCAGAGAACAGACAATGTCCAGTTGGTTCTGAATAAGCGCTACCACATTAGACGCAGTTCAAATATAGATATCAATGCGTTGAAGAGAAGCGTTCCCGGTGGCAGTGTAATGATGGATGATCCCATAGGTGACGTGCAGGTAATTAATACCCCTGATATCACTGCTTCAGCGTATGAAGAGCAAGATCGTCTAAACGTTGATTTTGATGACATCGCAGGGACTTTCTCGCAAGGTACAGTCCAGTCTAACCGCCTAATGAATGAAACGGTTGGTGGAATGGAAATGCTGTCTGGTCAGGCGAACACCATGATCGAATACATGATCAGGACGTTTTCAGAGACATGGATAGAACCCGTACTTTCCCAGTTAGTAAGACTAGAGCAGTTTTACGAGACAGATGAAGTTGTTCTGGCGGTTGCTACGAATAAAGCCGAAGGGGAGAACGTTGAAGAGCCGGGTTTTTTCCAGAAGTTTGCTGGGGATATCGATAATCTTCTACGCCATGAGATGACGGTAGGGGTTAATGTTGGCATAGGCGCTACCGATCCAGTCAGAAAGATTGAAAAATTGTTGATTGGTATTCGCACGATGGCTGAAGTGAATCCCGATGTCATCATGTACCTCAACCAGCCTGAAATAACGAAAGAAGTATTTGGCGCGTTGGGTTACAAAGATTCTAAGCGGTTCGTTAAGGAAGAAGAGCAACCACGTCTTGATCAGATGATGGCTCAGTTAGAGGAAGTCTCTGGCGCAGTCCAACAGCTTATGGAACGTGGAGCGGCTAAGGAACTTGAAGTTCAGGGACGTATTCAGTCTGCCCTTATTAAGGGTCAGTCTGATATTCAAGCGGCTAAAGAAAAGGCAATGGGCGATATTACTTCTACCCAGATTGCCTCTGAATCAAGAGAGCGTATGGATACGACGAGACAGTCCATCGCTATGATTGATTCCAGAATAAAAGCCGAGAAAAACGACATTGCTAGAGGCGAACTACTTCTCCAAAAAGAAGCGCTCGTACACAAGATGCTCCTTGAAGAGGAAGCCAATATTGGGGTTTCTCCGGGGAACGACGAAGGAAAGCAGATGTCTGATGTCTTAATGAACGACAAGTACGGGAACATTCCCGGCGCTGAGGGTTAATGGACGAAACTGAATTGTTAGTAGCGGAGGCAAGACTTGGCCTCCAAACAAGGGAATTCTTGGGTTCCCCATTAGGTAGATACATCTCAGGTAGGGCAGATAAAGCCAGAGAAGAGGCCTTTGAGGCTTGGGCTTCTGTCCCTCCAGATGATGTTGAAACCATACGGGAACTTCAATTCCGTGCGAGGTTACCTTCTTTAGTTATGACATGGCTAGATGAGGCAGTTAACCAAGCAAACCATGCAGAGGCATCTCTGTCAGAAATACAGGAGCAGTAATGGACGCTATCCAAAAGGACGTGGACTTAGATGTAAATCAAGAACCGCAAGAAGATCAATCAGCCCCACCAATCGTAGCGGAACATGATTCAGAAATAGAAAGAATTGCACAAATGGTGCAAGAGGGGGTTATTCGTGATGACGAAGAAGATCATCAAGAAGTCCCCACAGAAGTACAGGATTTTAGCAACCCGCTTACAAAGAAAAGTGACGAGTGGTATGTCACCACCAAAGTAGACGGGGAAGAGAAAGATGTGCTGTGGAATGATGTCCTTACCCAGTATCAGAAAAACTCTTCTGCTGACAAAAGACTTCAAGAGGCCTCAGAGCGCCAACGAGAGTTGGCAGAATATGAGACCAAATTGAATGCCTACAGGTCTCATCTAGAGGCCCAAGCACGACAGCCATCCTCGGACGCTGTTGAAGAAGAATCGCCATCCTCGGACGCGACTGACGCTCTATACGAGCAATACCACGATGCCCTCTTTCAAGGCGATGAAGTTAAAGCAAGCGGTTTGCTTAAAAAGATTCGTGCCGCAGATAGACCATCCACCCCTGAGATCGATGTTAATAGCATCGTTGAAAGGACGAAGGCCGAGATGCGAGAAGAGGAGAAACAGGCCAGAGAACGCGGGTACGAAACCCGTCGCCAAGATGCCGTGAAGATGTTCCATAATGAATATCCCGATATCTCAGGTGACCCTTCGTTACTTGCTGTCGCTGACCGACGTTCTGCTGAACTTTACTCTGAGAATCCTACCCGTGATCCTTGGGACATTATGCAAGAGTGCGCTGAGTATTCACGCGCTTGGATTAATGCCTATGTGGAAAAATTGGGCGGAGGGCCAGCGGAAGAACGGCGCACACAGCGCAAGCAGAACATGGATGAGGTTGTACCAAGAAACGTCAAATCCTCTATAGGTGAAGACGAAGTGGAACAATCTTATTCCGACATCATAGCGGAGATGAAACAAGGCAGGGGACAACCCGCCTAGTTATCTCTTAATTTCACTACTGTCTAAGGAGATATTGCAATGGCAGGTCAGGTATGGGGAACATCTAGCCTTGGTGGCTATATGTATTCTCTAAATTTGTCCAAGGAATTGCGGATGGCCCTACGACCAATTGTGAAATTTCGTCAGTTCGCGGACGTTAAAGATGCGGCACACCAAGGCCTGAACAAGGGCGATACGTTTCATTGGAACGTATACTCCACTGTTTCTGGCGCAGGTGCGGCGCTTACTGAAAACACCGCGATTCCTGAGAAAAATTTCACGATAACTCAAGGGACGATGACAATTACCGAGTATGGTAATTCAATTCCTTTCACCTCCAAACTGGATGATCTTTCAGAACATCCTGTGAAGGAGATAATTCACAAAGTCTTGAAAGTTGATACCGCTGAAGTATTGGACGGTTTGGTCGCAGATCAGATCGATACAACGCCTCTGCGTGTAGTTCCGGCTGGCCCGACAGCGGACGCCACTACAACCGATGCGGTTGTGTTGACGACCAATGGTACGGCTACGTCCACGAACGGTGTCGCACTTGGTAAAGATCACATCAAAGCAATCGTTGATGTGATGAAAGAGCGCAACATCCCAGCTTACGAGCGCGATGACTACTTCTGTCTCGCATGGCCCACAACTTTTCGCACACTCAAGAACAACTTGGAGTCGATCAATCAGTATGTCGAGTCTGGGTTCCAGTTGATCCGTAATGGTGAAACCGGTCGTTACGAAGGTGTCCGCTTTGTAGAGCAGACGTATCGCGCTAAAGGCGGTGGAGCGACTGGTATGGGTACAGCGGCGGCGGCTTGGACTAAAGGTAAGTCCGATTGGGCTATATTCTTTGGTTCAGACACTGTTGCAGAAGCAGTCGCAATCCCTGAAGAAATTCGGGGCAAAATCCCGTCCGATTACGGTCGTGCGCGGGGTATCGCATGGTACTACCTTGGTGGTGCCGGTTTGGTTCACCCAGTCGCCGCACAGGCCCGAGTGGTCATGTGGGACAGCGCCGCTTAGAGGAGATTAAGTTATGGCTCAGTCAACTCAAGGTGTAGGTGTCAAGTCTGGTCTTTCTGATCAACAGAAGATCACGTCTTCGATGAAGGAACTTGGTCTTGCTTCAAAAGGCCCAGCCCAAAAGCCGGAAGGCGTTGGCACTGCATCTAAAGCCCCTATGGGGACTACTTTGGATTACAGTCCCAAGGGATAAACCACAAATAAGGAACGGGGGGCTTTGGCCCCCTTTTTCTTTGGACAAAGAATATGGCACATAGAAATTTAGTACAGACACCTCTTCCTAAAATGAAAGAGGTTGACACTTGGAAAAACGTTCCAGACATTGATAAGTCTGACATTGCGTTTCGGTCTAGGGACATAGGAACTTCATCTGATGTATATGAATATGACCCCAAGCCATTACCGGCACATCATGTCGAAGGTAATGAGTGGGAGACGGGCGTTGTTGACCCGAAAGATATTCATTTGCCTGAGTATATGGAGTGGAGTTGGCCCACAAACCCGTACCCAATTCGTTTCGGAAGATAAAGTGAGGACGCTCTAATGCCAGAACCGGGAGCAACAGGATCAGGTACATCCGGTGGGATGGGCGCTGGTGAACAAGATGTAGCCGGTGATCTTGATTTATCTAGAGCCGATGATGCAGTTGAAAGAGATGTAGAAGAGAGAAACGAAGGTGGGCGTGAAAGCACTAGGACATCTTTCACCAAAGACTCCACAGCAGACCAATCCCTAAGCAACTACGACAACTTCAGCGACATGGATTTCTCTTTTGAAGCACAGAGAGTTGGAAGAAGAGATGCTAACTCTGCTATAGGTGACTATGTCGCAAGGGTTGCTGGAGTAAGTCTTGACGCTAGGGTCGGTCAAAAACGGGCCGATGAAGCGGCGCATAGAGCGTCAATGGAAGCAACACGCGACGCTATGGTATTGGAGAAACATAATGCTCAGTTGGCGTCTCGCGAGAATGCTCTCGCGGCGGCAAGGTTGGATCGAACTCAATTCTCTGACTCTTCTACCTACGCCGCTGATTGGATGGCCAGAGTGGAGGCTGAAAATGAAGCGGAGAAGGTGGCCGCAAGGATAGATGGGAGTACCCCCTCTCTAGTAGATGATTGGGGTATGACTGAATTTGGATATAGAAGCAGACTTGGCAGAAAAGGAGCGCTCAGTGATGAAGATTTAGCTGAGTTGACCCGGGTCTCTGAGCAAGATCGCTATGGTTTATTAGGTTCAGAAGGAGCATTGGATGCGGCTAGGCGTGCAAATGCTGTAGCAAGAACTCAAGCGGCGGAGTCAGCAGAACAGGCCACCTTAGAGTCTCAACTAGAAGCGAGTCGTAGTTTAGATGCTCAGATCGCCCAGAAGGAGGCAGAAGAGAGGGCTATAGCAATAGGCCCAGACTTCGGTTTACGCGATGCCAATGTGCAGGTGCAAATAAATAATGCCGCTATTAAAGAGGCCGATGCTGTACTAGAAAGTGAAGATGCTACCGTAGAGCAAAAGAGCGCGGCGATCTCAGATAAGAACAGGTTGATGATGAATCAACGGCGCATGAGAGCGCGTCAAGAATACAACGCTGTTACAGACCCAACAGCAAGCGTATACAGTAAAGATGTCCACACAAGAGTGGGGTTTGACAAACTTACTGACTATATTGATTCAATCGCTAACAGACCTTTTTTCAATACTGGGCTGACTTACACCAAGCATGATCCAGCAACCACAATGAAAGTCCAAAAAGCTATAGAGCGATATGACGATATATATGGCTCTTGGCTTAACGACATGGGCAAGAGAAACTCTAAAGAAATTAACGCTAAAGGTTTTGATCTATCGAAGGGTTTGAGTGGATTTAATATGATACAGGGTCTTATGAATAAGATTGGCTGGGCATACCACGCTACCGAGACTGAGAAACTACTTAGAGCGCTAAAAGAGAAGTGGGGATTAGGCCCAGATGATCGAGATGACCCCGATATTGAATTACTCAAGAAAAGATGTAACGAGAGGTCTGGTTACAAGTGGGATGAGGAATCAAACAGTTGTGTCCCGATTTCCAACCTTAACACTGATTATCAAAATTATCTTCCTTGAAAATAACGCATATTCCTCCTAAAAATTGGCAAGGACTTACAGACAAGGAGTTTGGTGGAAGGAGAGAAAATTCTGTTCTCGTGATCCGTTATGGTGGTTACGGAGATGCGGCTCAGTCTAGTTCTCTATACCCATTACTCAAAGAGAAGTGGGATAAGGTCTGCGTTAACGTAAATGAAACGGGATTAAAGATACTCAAAAGCGATCCCAATGTAGATGAACTCATCTACCAGAAAGAAGATCAAATACCCAACGATGAGTTAAGCCCTTACTGGGATAGGCTCGGTAGCTTCTTTGATAAGGTGTATAACCTCAGTGGCGTTATTGAGGGCAACCTTCTCTGCGTCGAACAGCTTAACGAGATATTTTCCGCGCCACACGAAGATCGTCATCAGAAGTTAAATAAGAATTATTCTGAAGCCATACATGACGCGCTAGAGTTGCCGCATAAATTCAATTCACATTTCTATGCGATTGGTTCTGAGCATAAGTGGGTAAGGAAACAGCGTCGAAAGATGCATATACGAGATCATAATTTCGTAGTTGTCATCGGACTATCTGGTTCCTCAGTCCACAAGGCTTACCCGCATATGGACTCAGTTATCTCTGAACTATTAGTTAATTATCCAGAGGCAAGGATTGTTATGACCGGAGATGGTCTTTGCGAAATCCTTGAATTAGGGTGGGAGAAAGAACATCGCGTTCATAGATGCAGTGGGAAATGGTCGATTAGACAAACCATAGCGTTTGCCCAACAGGCCGATATGGTAATAGGCCCGGAAACAGGCTTACTCAATGCCGTCAGCATGGACGATGTTCCAAAGGTTTGCTTGTTGAGTCATTCGTCTAAGGAAAATCTTACAAAACATTGGGTGAATACATCGACTGTTGAACCAGTAAATATTCATTGTTTCCCTTGTCACAAATTGCATCTTAGTGGATTCAGAACCTGCAACAGAGATGAAGAAACTGGCGCGTCTATATGCGCGGCCAGTATTGAACCCCACACTGTGTTCAACGCAGTCGTGGATCACAAATTAGAACTTAGGAAGTCTGCATGACATTTTTAGAACTTTGCCAAGCCGTTAGACAAGAAGTAGGCGTGTCTGGTACAGGCCCATCAACCGTCTTGAGCCAAGAAGGCCAATTGAAGGTTATTGTAGACTTCGTTGCGGCATCTGATTTTGAGATTCAGATACTATGGGAAGATTGGGATTTCCTGTGGGCGCAATACAGTTCTACTTTAGCGACTGGCGTAAAAGAACCTGTTCTGCAAAAGCCAACAGATTTAGGAACGTGGGATACGAGATCGTTCTATCTAAATTACACCACTGATGACTCGACCCATTTATCGTATTTGTCTTATGTTGATTGGCGAACAGATTTTAGGCAGGGGACTCAAACCAATACAACTCCTTCTTACGCTGTTGTTCAACCAGACCAAAATATATTTGTTGATCCGCCACCTGATGGCGCTTTTACCATTACAGCGGATTACTGGAAAACTCCCACATTGATGGCGGCAAACGCCACGGTATCTCCAATACCCGTGCAATTCCATAGAGTAATTATCGCAAGGGCAAAGACTATGTGGGCTGAAAGAGAGGAAGCCCCCGATATATTGATCTCAGCTTCCGCTGAATACGCAGATATTCTAGACAAATTAGAGTCATCGCAATTACCAGCCCAAAAGGGGAGGCGATTGGCTTCCAATGATCAGGAATTAGTTATTCAACCACAATGAGTAGCATATACAACGACATTATAGGTAGGGCTAGAATACCCGGCGCTTCAGTGCTGGCGAGGTATTTCCCTTTTGAGGGGGGAGAAGTATTAAGTGACCCAGCGCTATCCCAATCACCCGGTAGCTTACTCTACGGTAAGAACTACGAGGTATACCCGGAAGGTGGATACAGAAGAATCGATGGTTATGAACGTTTCGATGGAAGGACTAAACCATCAGAGAGTCTTTATTGGATACTTGAGTTCAACGCTGGTACTACGGCCACAGTAGATACAAACGTAATTACAGGGGCTACCTCTAGCGCTACAGGGGAACTTATCGTTGATTCGGTAGTAGAGAGCGGCTCTTATGCTGGCAACGATGCCGTTGGTTATATGGTAGTGGCTTTGTTAACAGGGACTTTCGCAGTAGGGGAAAATATTCAAGTTAGTGCATCTACTGTAGCAGTCGTTAAATCTGTAGCTAACGTTTTGGGCGCAACCACTGACGCCCTTGATACAACCTACACAAGAGCGGCAATAGAAAGGGCTAGGAGCAAGATAGGAACTGTAACCGGCTCTGGAGCGATACGCGGAGTGTGGACGTATGGTGGACTTACTTATTGCTTTCGGAATAATGCTGGTGGCACAGAATGCAAGATGTATAAGTCATCCACATCTGGCTGGACTGCCGTTGATCTAGGAACCTACATAAAGTACAGCACAGGAACAGCAGACGTAAGTGAGGGCGCTACTATAACTGGTGCCACCTCTAGTGCTACTGGAGTTGTCAGGCGCGTGACCACGCAAACAGGGACTACCGGAGGAAGTGATGCACAAGGAGTTTTTGTACTATCTGGAGTAAGTGGAACGTTCCAGAATGCAGAGAATCTACAGGTAAGTTCATCAACTGTTGCTGTATCTACGTCAGCATTAATAACTATAGCTTTATCCCCTAGTGGAAAGTATGAATTTGTTAACTACAACTTTGGTGGTAGTACAGCTACCCACAGAATGTATTGGGTTGATGGCATAAATACCGCATTTGAATTTGATGGTACTTATACAGTTCCTTTAATCACTGGGATGACGCTTGATACGCCAAAGCATATAGCGGCCCATAAGAAACATTTATTTCTTTCATTCCAGAAAGGCTCTTTACAACACTCTTCAATAGGCGATCCTTATGGCTGGAGCGTTGTTACTGGAGCGTCTGAAATAGGGACTGGGGACGAAATCACTGGATTACAGGTGATGATCGGAGATGCTTTGGCTATTTTCAACAGGAATAGAATTTACATCCTATATGGAACGAGTTCGTCCGATTGGAATTTGAAAAACTTTTCCGCTAGTTCTGGAGCGGCAGAATATACGATTCAGAATATTACAGATACCATGTTCTTGGATGATCGTGGAGTCACTCATATGCAAGCGGTAAACGCTTACGGTGACTTCTTGATGAACTCTATAAGCAGAAAGATTAAGCCGATTATAGATGAGAAGAAAGGGTTGTCTATAAATTCTGTGGGAGTAAAAAGTAAAGGCCAATACAGATTATTCTTTAATGACGGTACTGGTATTTACGCAACATTTGCTGGGAACAAATTAGCTGGTTTTCTCAGGGTCGATCTTGGGAAAGTGGTATATGCAATATGTTCAGCAGAAGATGCTCTCGGCGATGAGATTTTATTTTTCGGATCAGATGACGGGTATGTGTATCAACTTGATAAAGGAACATCATTTGATGGCGGAGAAATAGAAGCAATTCTAAGGTTCTCTTATTACCACTACGATACACCCACTAGAGATAAGAGATTTAGGAAGATTCAATTTGAGATGTCTGCTAATTCAGATGTGCAGATTAAGTTTCAACCTGATTTTTCGTATGCTGATCCAGATGTACCAGAGGCTAGGACTAGAGATTTATCTATTGACGGTAGTGGGGGTTACTGGAATATAGCTTATTGGAATAACTTCAATTGGTCAGGACAGATCATATCAACGGCGGAAGATAACTTAGATGGGATTGGCACAAACATGGGCCTCTTAATACTTTCTGAAGCTACTTACGAGCAACCGCACACATTGCAAGGCGCTACGGTGCATTACTCGCCACGGAGGATACGTCGCTAATGGCGAATGACTATTATACAAGGCAAGGCTCTTATACAAAGGGTACTCTAGCAAGAGGGGACGTTGTTAAGTCTGATTTTGATGCGCTGGTAACTGCATTTGATTTAGCGCAAACCAACATCAAACGGGCAATAAAACTCCCTAATGAAGGTAGTCCTCAGACTGACTTTGAATTCACAGAAAATGCCGCGAGTCGAGCCGGTAAGGTTATAGGCTTCGATTCTCTCGGGGTGCTGGAACTTCAGACAGGCGTTGGTGACTGGGAAGGCACATGGGCAACGGCTACAGCTTACACATTACGGGATGTTGTAGTTGATGGTGCCGCAGGTGCCAACACAGAAAACATCTATATATGCATCGTCGCAAACACCTCTGGCACATGGTCTACTGATCTAGCCGCCGCTAAGTGGGAGTTGATGGTTGATGTCGAGGAAGCTAGAAACTGGGCGAAAAAGACGGATGGGATTGTTGATTCAACAGACTACTCATCCAAGGCTTGGGCTATTGGCGGCACCGGCGTTACGACCACTGCATCTCGTGGCGCAAGTAAACAGTGGGCCGTCGCTACTGGTTTAGTCGATACGGCCAGCTACTCCTCGAAAGAGTACGCACAAGGAACTGCGGCTTCTACTGGGGGTTCTTCAAAGGATTACGCTCAAAAGACTGATGGCGGTGTTAGCGGTGCAACATCAGACCATTCAGCTAAAGCGTGGGCAGTTGGCGGTACTGGAGTAACGGATACCGCATCAAAGGGTGCATCGAAGGAATGGGCTATTGAAACTTCGGGCAATGTTGATGGAACCTCTTTTTCGAGTAAAGAATATGCACAAGGCACCCAAGCATCGACAGGCGGTTCAGCAAAAGACTACGCGCAGAAGACTAATGGTGGAGTATCAGGAGCCACTTCTGACCACTCTGCAAAGGCATGGTCGGTGGGTGGTACAGGCGTCACCACGACAGCCTCTAAAGGTGCATCAAAAGAGTGGGCGACGACTACAGGTGGGTACGTTGATACCGCTGAATACTCCGCAAAAGAATATGCGATAGGAACTACGGTAGCGGCTGGTTCATCTAAAGATTGGGCAATGCAAGCCAGTGGGACAGTTGATGGTTCATCCTACTCTGCAAAATATAATGCGGATGCCGCCGCTACGAGTGCAACAGCTTCTGCATCGAGCGCGACAGCGGGTGCATCAAGCGC